AGAAGAAGAAATTTGGAAAAGTGAATATAAAAGATCCCCAAGAGAAGTTATAAAAGAAATGATTGATAGAGGATGGATTAATTCTCCTAAACAAGGTTACTCAACTTTAAAGAAATGGTTGAAGAAAGGAATTTATGAATATGGAAGTTGTTTGGATTTAGGATGGAAATGTAAAAGATATTAATCTTAAATTTATATTAAACATTATTGCTTATCTTTTATCAAAAAAATCTCCTATTACATTGTGATGATTACGTATATCCGATAATATTAAGAAAAGCTCGGATTTCTAATCAGCTTTCTTCGAACCCGCGTGTTAGCGCACGCGGACTCGCTTTCCTTTATCTTCTATATTTGCTCATCTACCATGTGTGGAAGGAGTTTGGGGCCCGTCTAAACAGCGGAGCCCTCCATTTCACATTCAATCCACTTTTCAAAAAAATTTACCTATTACATTGCGATGAATATCTATATTGCATAAGTAAAATATCTTTGTTAGATTTTATAAAAATATTTTTTAGTATATTTTTAAAGAGAGGTAAAATAATGAGCAAATGGATAAGAGTTAAAGATCAACTACCAAAAATATCTAATCATCCTAATGATGATATCTACCAATATTTTCATGTTTTGGCCTTTTGTCCAGAAAGACCAGGTGTTTATTTTGTAGCTTCGCTGATGCAAATGAATGAAGAAGAAAATTGGACTACTGAGGATTTATATTGGGAAGTATATGCACCTGGAGTAGATAATTATTTAATAGATGTTAATTTTGAAGATGTAACTCATTGGATGGAGTTACCTGAAAAGCCAAAGGAAAGCATTTAAATTTCTATCAAAAAATCTTATGTTATTTTATTTTGAGTATAAAAGGGGATAACATGGAATCAATAGAAAGTAAATTATATACAGTAAAAGACTTTTGCGCTAAGCAACCTTCGTGGCCTTCAGAAAGCGCATTGAGAGCCTTGATTATTGGTGCAGCATGGGGAGAAAATAAATTCCAATCAGCATTCAAAAGAGTAGGACGCCGCGTTCTAGTTGATGAGGCAGAGTTTTGGCTATGTGTAGAACACATGCAAAGTGAACCAAAAAAAATCAAATAAACTATTTAATAGTGGATATATAGATGTATAAAGATTCCGAAGATTTAAAGAACTTTCTTGAGAGTATACGAGATGAAGGCAACGGTTATATAAATATTGCTAAGGCGTTTTATATTCTTTGTGAAGAAGTGATTGCCTTGAGAAAAGAAGTGTGTTTATTAAAAGAAAAGGATAGTTCTATTTCGGAAATAGTAAATGAGTAGGGATCTTATTTAATTCATAAATATTTCCTTATGCAGTATTACTCATCTAAAAAGTTTCTTTTTCACTTGTTCGAAAATCCTGGTAAAAATATAAAAGTTTATTAAAAAATTTGAGGATTTGTATGGGGTCCGTAGTTAAAGTTTATAAGAATAAAAAACATATAGCTTGGCAAGCAAGGATATGCAGAGTTGGATTACCCAAATTTACTCTTTGTTTTAATACTTATGAAGAAGCAGCTGATTGGTTAAATGAGAATGAGGAAGTTTATATCTCTAATCCTGAATTTATTTTACAAAAGGTTAATAGATTAAATAATCTTAGAGATAGGAAGAAGAAAAGAACAGGTAAGATTTAATAAGCTATGGTAATCAGTTAGTCTTAGTATTGAATCAGTGATTGATATCTCCTCTTTTCCCTAGACAAAAGGTTATTCATAAATAAAATATTCAATTCTATAAGGAGGTCATATGGATAAATGTGAAAGTTATATAAAAGAAGCTAGAGTTTTAAGAAAATATTTTAAAAAGATAACGCTACAACTTTCTATAAACCGAATAAAAGAAAACATAAAAAAAATATCAAAAGCTGGTGATGAAGATGAAGTGGGTAAGTTCAGAAGATAAACCTGAGCCATTAGAACCTGTAATATTTATCTTCAAAGATAAATATGGAATTTATCCACTTATAGGCTGGTGGGATGAGTTAAATAAAGAATGGGTTTGTTATTCTATAGGTTTTCTAACATCATGTGGATTTGATCATAGTAGTGAGTTAAGGTTTAAGGATAGGTATGTGAATTATTGGATGCCAATGCCAGAATTACCAAAGGTTATAATGTGAGTAAAAAAGAAGAAGATTTTACTAATATTAAAACAAATAAAATCTATGCACAAATGTGTGAATGTGGACGTGCATGTAAAGATAGAAGAGACAAAAATGGTAAAACGATGTGTGCGCTTTGTTATACAGGATATTCTGTTGAAGATTTAAATAGATTATGGGGTGCCCCTATACAAGGATATCATAAGGAATAATATTTCTTTGGATTGATAAAAAAAGTTTACTATATTAAAAATTTTATGATATGAATATCTGAAAATATGTTTTCTTAATTATAAGAACGTGTTGATAGGATATTTACATTATGAATACTGTGAAATGGGTTATTAAAGTAAAAGATGTTAGAAAGAAAATGATTTTTAGAAAATATCCTACCTTAAGTGTTCCTGAAGATATTCCAAGTGTATTAGTGGTAACTTTATTACGGTTAGATAAAATCAATCAATTAAGAAAATTAGGGTAATAAAATGAAATTAGTAGAAGTAGATGAAGAGTTAAAGACTCTTTTAAAGATATATACTGAAGCTGAAACACATCTGAAAACAAGGGAACAGTCTTCTTTAGATACATTAAATTATTATATGAAAAATTATATCGATACTCATGAAGAACGAAAAAGTATTAGTGAAAAATTATCTACTTTAAAGTATAAATTATCTCTTGAAGAATCTTGTGAAGATGAGGAAGATGATGACTAAACAATATTTACTTATATGTGATGATATTGGAAGAGCAATTTTAAGTAGTGCTTTTAAAGAAAACTCAATACAATTCTTGGAAGTTCAAGGATTTAATTTGAATGGTGAGAATAAGTTTAATCTAATAGCAACACCAATTAATACTGCTGAAACTGATGTATTTGAGCCATCACAACCAAATGTTTCTAAGATAGAATCAGAATAATTAATGGAAATAAAATGATTGAAGAAGATGAAGTTTTAGTTGGTGAGAAAATGCAAGATATTACTAATAAAATTGTTGATATGTTGAGAGAAAATGATCTTAGTGGTCAACATAGTTGTTTTATTTTAACAACTATATTAATACAAAGTTTTTTAAAAAATCATATTGAAAAAGAAGCTTTTTTACATATTATGTCTAACATCTGGGATGCACATAAAATAAATATTTAGGATTAATTATAATGAGTAATCTTTCTGAAGAAGATAAGTTTAAGGAAAAACAATATTTTGAAGATCAAAAAATTATAAAAATAATAATTGTAAAACTCACTAAAATGTTAAAAAAATATTCTCCTAAACATGGTGGATCAGCTCTACTAGGTATCTTGATAGAAACTTCACAACTTTTTAATGATTCCAAAGAATTATTTATGCAAGATATGTCTGATGGTTGGGATCATTATGCAAAACAAAAAGATGTTATGAATTATTTATCTCAAAAAGGTTTAAAATAGAATGTGTGAATGCTGTGGTGGCGATTGTCGATTATGTACAGGACAAGTGAATCAAACATTAAATGAATCGAACCAACTAGAAAATAAGATCATCTCAAGAATTAAAGATCTAGTAAGAGTTCAGGAAAGAATTAAAGCAATTCTTGATGATGAGATTTTTGATACATTATCTAAGCATAACGCCTACTGGCATTCAGAATTTGATCTAGAATCAGATAAATTAGACGATTTACTCAGAAAATTCTCTTGTATGAACGATAATCTATGGGATATCATGGGGATTTTAAGAGATCAGGAAAATGAATACTAATTTTGGTCAGACGATTTGGAGTGTATATTCAAATACGTGACTATGTTTGATAGGGGCTTGGGAAGAAACTATCCGCATATGGTGTTACTGCGTTAAAAGGACACCCATGTATATTAACTTTAGAAAGTGAATAATGTATCAATTTATGAAAAAAAAGATATTCCACAAGATTATGTATGTTTTAGTGAAAATGGGTTTCTGCAATCATATTGTTATGACTGCAGAAAATGGAGATTGTTGGAGTTCTTATATAGATAAAGATGATGTAGATACACTGTTTGAAAGAGAAAAATATTAAACTTTTTCTACTTCTGTAACTGTTCCATTACCTTTATCGGTTTCTTTTTCATAATCATCTTCATAGATTACTTTCTGACATTTCTTACAAATTATTTGTCTGACAATTTCTACAATTTTTTCATTTCCTTGAACATTATGATTACATTGAACATTCCTAAATGGAAGATTTAGTTTTATCCATGCATTGTCTAAAATTGTTTTCATTTTAGATTTTCCAATATCATGTACTTTTGTGCTTACTAAATATAGACTTCCAAAGAAAATTCCCCAGGAAACAAATTTCCCAAAAAAGTTAGGATGGTTTAGTCCTTTATCAACGAAAGTAAAAACATTCATACTTATTTCTTTGACAGGATTTAACATATCTTACTCCTAGATGAAAATATTGATAGACATAAGAAAAACTAATAAGGAACTGATTTTCCAAATACACCTGCACGTTTTTTATCACCAGATTTAGTTGAATTAGTTTTAGGAGTTAAACTCTTAGGCTTTGGTGCCTTAGTTTGCTTGCTTCCTGTGACAAATTTAGCTACTGGATCATTTTTTGTTTTGGCCATGATAATCTCCTTGGTTTTTTATCTTTTTCTCATTAAGATGAATTTATGTAAAGAAATTACTTTAGGTTGTTATGTCAGAACTCGATCCAATGCCTAATCCTCAAAATCCTAATGATGCTATGTATCAGTTTATTGATACACAACCAGCAAGTGCTTATCCAAACAATCCTGATTCATCTTTAAGTCATTTTACTATAAGACAATTTATACCAGAAGGTATTACAGCAGCATTACCTATAGTTGTAACAAAAACAGCGCATGGTTTTCAGAATGGTCAAGCAATTAGGGCGACTAAATTCATTACTGTTCCATTAAGTCTTGCAACTGGAATGGAACAGCTAAATAATCTATTATTTTATATTAGACAGGTAACTAATGACACTTTTCAGTTGTGTGATGCTAATACTCAGCCTATTGATGGTAGGAATTTTAGTTCTTATATTCAAGGAGGACAATTCACTTTAACAGGACCTGATCTTCCTGTGGTGAATCCTTCTCATTTTCCTCCTGATGGCATTCCAGTATTATAAGACTACCAATATAAGAGATATTCATCGATTTCTTCCTTAGATGCAGGTGGTCTTTGTTTATCTAACACTTCTGTAATTTCATCAACACAATATTGTAATCCATTAAAAATTAAGAAAGCAGCAATAGAATGTTTTGCAGGTATATCAAAAGGAATCATCAATATAAACATTCCACATAGAGTGGCTGTTACTCCTACCATTAATCTATAAGTAGGTTTTGGAGCATGAGTTTGATTTCCATATTTTACACTTGCTTCAAAAGCATCATATTTTAATCCATAAAGTAAACATTCAGATTTATATTTTTCATGGGATTTTGATTTCTTAATACTTTTAGTGATATAATCATTAATAAATTCCATTTCTGATTTGTGTAATCCAACTCCTCTTGCATTCAATTGTCTGAAAACATTTTTTAATGCACCTTCTAGATCAATTTCAATTTCAGTAAGAAATTCTACATCTGATTTAATTTTATATAGATATTTAAGACATCCTTCTAAATCATTTTTCTTTAAGCATTTTTTTGTTTTTTCAGCATTTTTTTCAACTATATTTGCTAACATCATATGATTGTAATTATAAGGTACAAACTTAGCTGTTCCGGTATTAGAAGCTATAAGGAAGCTAGAATTGAGAGTAATTGCCAATATACATAGAAAAGCAATACACTTATTGAAAAAATTAACCATGATAATCTTTTGATTGAATGTTTTTGATAATTTAAAATATATGAATTAATTCTATAGGAAGATAAACAAGAAATAGATGCTAAACATGTAAAAGAAAAAAACAATTTAAGATATTTTAATAATATGATTTGTGAGTCTATATTCATATATAATTTATTTTTCTTATAGGATTATTCGAACAGGTTTGTTTACAGGATTATATTCTTCATCCATAATTGAAGCATTTACACATATAGTCGATGCTAGATCCATTTTCTTGCCACCTTGACTATGAATATGACCAAACACATGTAGTTTAGGTTTAATTCTGAAGATTGCCTCACGCAACTCCTCACAACCACAGAATTTATCATCTACTTGATCTAGAACACCAAAAGGAGGACCATGAGTAATAAGAATATCAGTGTCATCAGGAATGAGGTTCCATTTTTCTTTAATAGAAGAACCTCTATCCTTCATAAAATGCCAGTCATAGAATGTAGGTGTCCAGGGAGATCCCCAGATTTTTAAGCCTTCAAACTCACATCCAAAATCTTGAAGGTATGCAACTTTAGCAGTCCTATCACAACTATCAATATAAAGATCAGATCTTTTCTCTATATAACCATCATGATTTCCAGCTATGAATATGATCTTTTTGTACGGAAGATAATATTGCCAGTAACAATATTCTGCATGTTGAATATCAGTATTTCTAGCAGTCAAATCACCAGCAACAATTAATAGATCACCACCTTCTAAGTCAGGATAAAAACCATGTAAATCTGAAATACAATCAATAATCATTAATAAATTCTATTTAAAATGTTGGTGGATTTGGTTTAACTAAGGGCATCCAATAATTTGTCCATACAACATTATTATCAGTAAATGTAAACCAGCCCTCTTCAGGTGATCGAGAATTAATCAATAAAGCTCTATAACCTATAATCACTTCATTATCTTTATGAAATATCCATACAGGATGAAAAGGTTTAGGAAGTCTTTGTCTAACACTAATCCATTTCATGTTTCTTCTTTATTTTCATATTATAAACACCATTTGCAGCAATAAATAAATACAAACCAAATAAAAGGCATTGTTGCCATTGTCCAATTATATAGTTGTTAATCATAAAAACAATGTCTGTAGCTATCCAAATTGCAAATCCAACCCAATTTCCATTTGAAACTAGAAATGCTCCTGTAAGAGCTGCAATTGTGCTTATAAACAATAATGTTTCCATATTTCATCCTCATCAAATATTTCAGAAGATTTTATCTCTATGTAATCCTGACCCCTTAAGTTATTTTCAAAAACTTGGTCTATGGATATTTGAAATTCTTGATCAATAGATCTTATACCATCATCATTAATAGGTAAGTCTGGTCTAACAAAAATAAGTTTGTCATAAAGTTGTAACTGATTTATGGCTAATTTTCTATATCTATTTATTAAATTATCTTGTATTTCAAAATATTCTGCATATGCAAAGGAATCATATACTGACCTATCACCTATAACAACTTGATTTTTAATAGCTTCTAATTCCTTTTTTGAATGTTCTAAAAATATCCATTTAGCTGCTTCATTAGTCATTTTTTCATTTATAGGAAAAGGGCATGATCTAGCAACTTCTTGAATGATTTTAACACTTCTACCAATGCTTTTGTAATATGATGCTAAATGATAAGAAAGAGTAGTCTTACCTGTACCATGAGTTCCAATAATTGCAATTTTCATTTTAATTCCATTAATTAATCATTATCATAGAAATCTTCATCAATATGTTCACTTTGTTGATCACTTGGATATTTATGCATTGTAATATCATTATCGAAATAGTATTTAGTTCTTTGAGGATCAAATTCTAACATAAAATTCTTAAGTGAATCAGTTTGATGATCATAAATCCAGTTATAAATTTCTTGGCAGATTGGTTTAAATTTTGTTCGAAATTCATTTTCAATTGCAAATTTTAGATTATCAAGAATACGTAAGAATGTTTTTTCTTTAGCTATGTTAATAAATGAGACTGCTTCATCTTTTGTTTTATTTTCTTCTAATGACAAATTATTCATATGTTCTTTGCAATTATCTAATAAATTCATAATTTGTTTTTCTGCATAACTAAAACATACATGATTAGGTTCACTAACTGTAATTTTAAAGACTAAATCACCTTCTGACGTATTTGTCCGATCAACTTTTATCTTCATTTCTATCCTTTTATCTGAAAATTATCAAAGTTTTATTTATATAACAATAAAAATTTATCTGTAAAGTATTTTATTTAAATGTTAAATAAATATAATAAATATTTTTTTAACTATGGAACATAAGTTTAATGACAGTAACGCATGATGAAGCATTAAAATTATTAGGGGATCAGGATTGGCGTCTTAGGAATCTTTATAAAATCAAAGATAAACAAGGGATGATTGTTGACTTTTCTCCTAATTGGGCTCAAATAGAATTAAAAAAACCGCATTATTTAAATATTATTTTAAAGGCTAGACAACTTGGAATTACTACTTATCACGCTATATTATTTCTCGATACTTGTCTTTTTAATCACAACGTTAATTGCGCAATAGTAGCTGATAGTAAACCGATTGCTAGAGAGATCTTCATAGACAAGGTTAAATTTGCTTATGACAACTTACCTCAATTCGTTAGAGATATGTGTCCAGCGCATAGGGATAACGTTCATGAAATGCGTTTCGGAAATGGTTCCGTATTTCGTGTTGCTACTTCTCTAAGAGGTGGAACCTTACAGCTTTTACATATTACTGAGTTCGCAAAGATTTGCCAGGAGAATCCATCAAAAGCTAATGAAATTGTCTCAGGTGCGCTTAATGCCGTACAAGCAGGTCAGTTTGTTTGCATTGAATCAACAGCTAGGGGAAGAGAAGGACACTTCTTTAATTTATGTAAAGAAGCACAAGCATTACAAGATGCTAGCAAAGAATTAGGTAAGCTGGATTGGAAACTTTGGTTCTTTCCATGGTGGAGACATCCAGATTATGTTATAGATTCAAAAAATGTCTTGATAAGTAAAGACAATGACAAGTATTTTGTTGAATTAGAAAGTAAAGGAATTATTTTAAATACTGATCAGAAAGCATGGTATCAAAAAAAGTCATTGACTATGGGCGAATATATGAAAAGGGAATTTCCTTCTACGCCTGAAGAAGCTTTCGAATCAGCTAATGAAGGGTTTTATTTTGCGAAACAAATTTCTCAAGCTAGACATGATAAAAGAATTTGCTACTTACCTTATGACGAACACGCGAAAACTTATAGTAGCTGGGATATTGGTATTGGGGATTCATGCGCTATATGGGTATGGCAGCTGGTTGGTAAAGAAATTCACTGCATCGATTATTATGAGAATTCCGATGAAGCTTTATCACATTATGTTAGATGGCTTAAGACGAAGCCTTACATTTTTGAAAAACACTTTCTACCGCATGATGCAGCCGCTAGGGAAAAAGGAAGTGGAAAATCCTTCGCCGATATTGCAAGAGAACAAGGACTTAAAGTTGACATCGTTCCAAGACAGTCAAATGAAATCTTCGGAATCGAATGTTTAAGAAATATGCTTCCAAGATTCTTCTTTGACTATTCTAAATGCGAAAAAGGAATAAAAGCCATAGAGAACTTTCGTAAAGAGTGGAATGAGAAGCTTGGTTGCTATCGTGAGAGAAGTTATCACGACTGGGCATCTCATGGTGCTAAAGCTCTTATTTATGGAGCTGAATCATTACAGCGACTGATTGGTGGTTCAGGAATGTCTGCTGAAGAGTGGAATAGAATGAGAAAAGAATGGTTATAGATATCTGATTGTTCAAAAAATTTTGATCAAAATGACAAGTAATTTTTATAAATCGATATAGCAGGAAAGCTGAATGTTTGCAGCTCAATATGACGGAAGCAGTGCTTATACATTAGATCACAATAATAAAGTGTTTCAATGGCAACAATTTTTCTTTGATGCTTATCGAACATGGGGTGTTTTTTATGCACAAGCTTACAGAGATTTACGTGCATATGCGGGAGACAATTGGACGAATCTTGAAAAAACCAAACTTGAAAGACAGAATCGCATGGTTCTCGAACTCAACAAAATTAGAAGAGTTGTCAACCTTTATTCAGGCTACGAACGTGAGAACAGAACGCAAACAGTCACGGCGCCCGTTGAAGGTTCCGATGAAATTACTGCTGATCTTTTTTCAAACGTTATGTACTACGTATACGACAAAGGAAATGCAGACTATATATTCTCAGAAGCCTTTGAACATGCACTTAAAACAGGACTTTCCATTGTAGGAATCTACATGGATTATTCCAAAGACAAAGTGAATGGAGATATCAAATTCTATTGGAAACCATTCAATGCTCTTATGCTCGATCCTTACTTTACGAAAAGAGATCTTTCAGATTGCGATCAAGCATCTACTAGAGATTTACTCTCAAAAGAACAAGTTAAAGCAATGCTCCCATGGATTGATCCAGAAGAGATTGATAGAATCCCCACAGGAATAAGAGATAATAAATATCAATATTTAGGTATCTATCGTCAGTATAACTCTACATACATCGCGCATAATTTAGTTACTTATGATCAATATTGGAAACGTATTACTAAAGTTCAGAAGTATCTAGTTGATGAAGATACAGGTGTTTCAGAAGAGTGGTTTGGAACTCGCGCTGAAGAGAAAGAACTAAAAGAAACATTACAATATACACCACAAGTCAAATTAATTACTGCACATAAGAGAAGTGTCGAATTGAACATCATTGTTGGTGGTCAACTTTTATACACAGGTCCTGATCCTACCGGATTAGATAATTTTCCTTTCATGCCAATCATTCTTTATCATGAACCACTAATAGATACATATGAACTTAAGATTCAAGGAATTGTCCGTTCAATCAGGGATGCTCAACGTCAATACAATAGAAGACACAGTCAGATTATCGACCTCATGGAGTCAATTATCAATACGGGCTGGATTACTAAGAACGGCGCAGTCCTTGATCCAACTATGCTCATGCAAGCTGGTCAGGGTAGACAGATTGTGGTCAATGATGGGTATGATGTCAATGCGGACGTTAAAGAGATATCACCACCGAATATCCCACCTGGATATCTTCAATATCAGGACATCATCGATAAAAACATTATGGAGATCCCTGGAGCCTCTGATGAGTTACTCGGCTTATCTTCAACAGGCGACAGTCAAGTATCTGGAAAGTTAGCAGAAGTCAGATCTTCTAATGGACTTAAGGGAAATCGAGGCATATTTGATAATCTGGAGCAGACCAAGAAATATGTTGGAATGCTTGTACTAGAAGCAATTCAAAAGAATTACCAACCTGGAAAAATTCAAAGAATAACAAATAAAGAACCTACTGAAGAATTCTTTTCAGGTCAATTTGGCGAATATGACTGCGCGATTAAACAAGCAGTTAAAACCGCAACACAAAGAGAGGCATATTATTATCAACTGCTTCAGTTAGTAGCAATGGGTGCTCCAATTCCATGGGAAGATATTATGGAAGCAGCTCCATTACAAGGTAAGACAGAACTCATTGAGAAAATGGCTCAAGCATCAGAACAGCAACAAGCTCAACAACAGAAAATGGATGAAGCTGAGCAAATTCAAAAAGCTCTTGAAATGTCACAGATTGATCAAAACACTGCATTAGCTGAAGAGCGTAGAGCAAGAGTCTTGGCAGATATTGGCTTGGCTCGAGAAAGATCTAGCGAAAGCGAGCAAAATTATGCAAAGGCACTTCTTGATAACGCTAAAACAGTTAAAGAAATCCAAGACATGGATCGAAAACGTTTACTTGATGTTATGGCTTTAGCAGCCGACATTAGTAAAACTCAAGAACAGAAGTTTGAAAGGCAACTTACAACTGATGCTCAGAGAATTGAAAGCCCTATAAATACAGGAGTTTAATATGGCAAAGATGAAAGGAATTGCATCTTCTAACAAGATGATGCCAAACATGAGTACTTATGGTGGTCAGGAAAATCCTGGTTATAAACCACCAACTGGAAATGCAGGACGTGCTGCTAGAGGTGAATATTCTACAAAGACTAATCCATTATCTGTTCCTAAAAAAGGATCTGAAATTGGACCTGGTTATGGAAATTCTGATCGAATGAAAGCAATGCGCAGTAAAGATGAGCAAGCTGCAAAAGAAAATCTTAGAGGACAAGCATGCTAAACGAAGCCATTAAACAAGAACCAAGTATTGGAGATATCCATATTTCTGCAAGAAAACGATTAACAGATCGTCACATGAATCTTATGGATAAGATTATGAAAGAAAATAGTCATAAAAAAAAGTACTGGATTCTTGGAATGGCTCAATATAAGCGTAAAAATGGACGTACATCTATTAGACCTTTTTTAAAGGCTTATGATACGCAACCAGAAGTGCAAAAAGAAGCTTATCTCTATGAAGTAGATAATATATTAGGTACTAAAGATTTAATTTGGGTCATGCATCCAAATGATAAATTAAGTCTTCCTACTATAAATAAAACGATTAACGTCTCCGGCGTATCCGGTGAATAAATCTTGGCACCGAAGTATCAGGTGTAGAAAAACGGGAGTTTTTAATGAGTGATGAAGTTAACGAACAAGACGATCTTACTGCTGCCTCCGAGCAAGTAGAAGTTGAGTATCAGGATGAACAACAAGAACAAAAGATGGTTCCTTTAGCAGCTTTACAAGCAGAAAGAAGGAAACGACAAGATCTTGAAGCTCAAAGACAAGTTTATGAAGAACTTATGCGTTCAAGAGATGTTGATACAGTAAAAGAAGAAGATGATGATCCCAATGCTTTAGTTGAGAAACAACATCTTCGAGAAAATACTGCTCACACTAAGAGAGAGATTTTGGAGACTTTGTATCAAGATATGAATCCTGATGCTGTTCAAAAAATAAATAAATATTTGAAACCAATTTTAGAGAAAAAGCCTTGGTTGGCTAATTCGGTAGACACAGCTCAGAATAGATATGCTCGCGCATATGAGATTGTTCAAGATTATCTTCATCTGGTAGAAGAAAAACCATCGATAAGACAATCCCAAAATACTGATGGTCAAAGGATAGTTCAGAATGCCCAAAAGCCTAGATCTCCAGCTGAAGTTGGAAAATCTGCAAGGCCAGAAGGAATGGAATATCTTAAGAGCATTCAAGGTAAAAAGGAGTTTCGTGAATACCGTCAAAAAGTCCTCCGAGGAGAAACTTAGAGACAAGACTTAAAAAAATTTTGTCTCTAGTGTCAAATAATTTTTTGATCAGGAGATTAAAATGGCTAATGGAACAACAACAACAGTTCAAGTAGACCCAGAAGTCAACTTGTTCTTTGATAATATACTCCTAGATAGGCACCAGCCGTATTACGTGCATGGTTACTTTGCTCAGGAACGTAGAATACCTCAGAAGAATAGTAAGACAGCTATCTTCCGTCGTTTTGATAATTTGGCTGATGCATTAACACCTTTAACCGAAGGAGTTACACCAGCATCCGAACAAGTTACTAAGTTTGATATTACGGCTGTTGTCAGCCAATACGGTAGCTCAGAATGGCTGTTAGCAGCTTAAACTTTGCCGTATTAAAACTTTTGGTGATTACTTGGAAACCCTAAACGTAGTATACTAAAACTGGAAACAACAGTGAGGTAAACTATGCATGGCAACCAGAGGCAAGCGGTTCTATGGGCCTATCTTGCAGGACTAATAGATGGAGAAGGATCTTTCGTGATACAGAAAACAAGTGTTGAAAAAATAGCTAAGAGCTCTAGGAGTAAAACACCTAAATATCTTGCTTATTTCTGTATAGGAATGGTTGATAAATCTCCTCTTGATTTGATTCAAGAAACTATTAGTGCAGGAAAAGTCTATGAAGAACGTGTTCCTGATAGACGATCTATATGGAGAATAAGATTTGCTGGAAGGCTTAAACTTATACCTTTTGTAGAACAACTTCTTCCTTACTTAATAGTAAAGAAGAGACAAGCTAAATTGATCTTGGATTTTTGTAGAAACTGGGAAAAACCTGGTAGAAAAGAACATGGTTATACTGCTTGTGTATCGGAGAAGGAACTACAACGCAGAGAAGAGGCATATCTTAAGATGCGCAAGTTCAATGCAGTTGGAGCAGCCGCAACGACTGAGTCCAGAAGCTGCCGAGAGGCGGAAGCGACAGTCTGAACTTATAGGAAACTATAAGAGGGAGATCCGAAGAGTTCCCCCCGCAACTAAAAAATTTTACTATAGTTATCAAGTAAATATTTTAGTTGTCATAAAGTAACAGAGAGAAAGTAGTTGAATTAAGCGATGACGTTATCATCACAGTGCAAGATCAGACAGCTAATGAAGTGGCTGATATGTTAGCACAAAACATGGCATCTACTTACGACAAAATCGTTCGTAACATGCTTGTAGCTACTGCTGCGCAGATTGACTGTCTAAATGGAGTTAATGGAAATGCGATAACAGAAGTAACAACTACTGACTTAGAGTTAGCTGTAGATTACTTAGAAGGTAATAATGGTAAGAAGCTTTCTCCTAATCAAGAAGGTACAAATGCATTTGGAACAGCTCCTGTTTGGGCTTCATATTGGATGATCATATCCACAGACCTACGTAGTGACTTTAAGAATCTTTCTAACTTCTTGCCAACAGCTGACTATCCACGTCAACAGTCAGTTCTAGAAGCAGAGTTTGGTTCTTGTGATGAAGTGCGTTTAGTAAAAACATCAGAAGCATACAAAGACGTTTCTGTGGTACCTGCTGTTTATTATAATCTACTATTTGCTGCTAATGCTTATGGACGTATTACTATTGATGATCAATCAATGGAAATGATTATTAAGCCACTAGGAGCTGGGCAAGATCCATTAAATCAGCGTCAAACTATGGGTTGGAAGGGTCGTCTAGGATCTGTAATCCTTGATGATAGCTGGTGCGTAGCATTAAGAAGCACTAAAGGTTAATAAAAGGAGATTATTTTATGACAGCACCATTAGGTAATACAGCTAATCGATTCACAGGAATTCGTGAATTCGGACAAGTTACTGATAGTTATGGCGGTTATTTGCAATCAGCGGGTGTCGCTTATACTTTAACACTTCCATTCCTACCAGATAAGTTTGAATGGTTTAATTACACAAAATTTGCAACCAACGCAAATAATGTTCAAGGAGTTTGGTATAGAGATATGCCAGCTGGAGATGCATTAATCATTTCTAGAGGTACTACTGATTTAACTTCTACATTAGAAGCTACAAACGGTATTACTGATGCAACTACAGTAGGTGGTTTTTACAATGAACATTTGGTTATTACAGGTATTACAACTGCAAGTCCAAGTGTTGTAACAACTTCTGTTGCTCATAATCTTTCTGATTATGATCGAGTTGTGCTAACTAAAATCATTGGTACAGCTTCTGCTCAGTTAAACAATAACACTTATGTAGTTCGAGTTCTTTCGGCTACTACTTTTGCTTTATATGACGTTTATGGGCTTCCTATCAACGTTCTAGGAACTTATGGATCAAGTGGACAAGTAACTAAGGTTGGGCCTCTTTTAGGCGATGTAAGTCAGCCTATTAGTCCAGCATATCCGCATAGAGCAATTATTGATTACCCACCAACAGCACAATTGACATTAGGTACAGCTATCATGGGAGCAGATAATGATATTATCTACTTCACTGCATGGAGATTTAATGATTATGTGAATCGTGGTGATGTAGTAGTTGTATAAAATAAAAAGGAGGAACTTTTAGTTCCTCCTTTCATAACTAAGAGGAAATATGAGTAGAAAAATTGAAACTAAAGCTGAACAAGATGAAATGGCACTTCCATTTGACTTTGACACTTTTGAATTAAATACAATTGAAGATTATGCAATTTGGAATCTTCATGCAAGAAAAGCATTTAGAGAAGCAAAAAAGACTAATCCACGTTGTGATCCACCAATTCCCGTGAGAGTTCCAGATGAGAGTTTTCATAAGAAAATTAAAGTAAAATTTCAGCGTTTTGATCAGCCAGAAAATGTTTTAAAAGTAAAATGCCGTAATAAAGATATTGATTGGCAAGGTCAATTAAAACCTGGTTGTAGTTACGATTTACCATTACCAGTAGTTAAATTTCTTAATAATCTTTCAGTACCTATTTTCGCAGAAGTTAAATCAGAAAATGGTGGTGATACAAGAACAGAAACAAAACAGATTGGTGAAAGAAATCGATTTTCATGTCATTTACTTGAATTGTCATAAGGGAGATTTATGGCTAAATCTGCGGCTGATCTAATTTTGATTCTTAGAAATGTTACAGGAAGAGTTGATGCATCTGATCCTCAATTTACTAACGCAATCATGCTTCAGTATTTACAGGATTTTATTCAGCTTCAATCTACACAAGATATAAGAATATTTAAAAATAAAACATGGTGGGAATTTACATTTGGGCCAACTGATCCAAATCCTTATCCAGTTAATTTGCAAAATATTGTTTTGGTAGATGGACAAGTTGGAGCATCAACTATAGAACCTCCTGCATATGCTGATGGTTTTTTTGTATTTTGGTATCAGAGTCCACAAGAATTTTATAGACGTTGGCCTGAAACACAAATATATCAGCCGCAAAGACCTCAGAATGTTTTGTATTATAATAATGAACTAACGTTTAGAGGTCCTCCTGATAAAGAATATCTTATTAAAATTGCAGCTTATCAAGTTGAAATTCAAATAACTAATGGTGTTTTAGATCAGGATTACCTCTATCGTTATATTTGTTATGGAGCAGCATTAGATATCTTTTCAGATTTTGGTGAGATGGATAAATGGAGAGAAATCTTCCCTGCTTATCAAAGATATAGAGCATTAGTTTATTCAAGAACTTATTCCCAGTATCAAAATCAACGTCCAGAACCGGAGTTTTAATATGACTTTTGATCCAAACATTCCAAATGCTGCTCAATCACCAGGATTATTTCCTCCGCAGAATGCTACAAATTTTACCAGATTAAAAACAATTATTAATGTAGATCATGTTTTTAATGATACAGCACAATCAACTGATGGCGTTCATAAACAAATGACTATGATAGCAAGAGCTTTAGCAACTCCTGCTGATTTACCTACAGGAACGCAATCTTTAGCCTATTCATGGATTGATTCATTAGGAAGAACGCAATTAAGATTTTATAATGGAATAACAGATGCTCAATTAACACCTCCTGAAGAATTATATCCTATACGAATTGTTGGATCAGCTTCATTAAATCCTAATCAAACTGCAGTTGCATATGCAAATCCAGGTTTTAGATGGGCAGGTACAGGATGGTCAATTGCGCAAGGAACTAATATTTTTAGATATTATAACTTACTAAGAAGTGGTGCGAATGACTTACATGAAATCGATAATAATAGTAATGGAATCTCTCGTCCTACTCTTGAATTTTCAGGAAATGATGTATTAATTAGAAATCAAGATAGCAGTACAAGAGTTTGTGTTTGGTCATTAATCATTAATAGGATTGTGTAATGACATATTCTCCTTATCTAATAGCTAATTATTCTACAGGTTTAGATAAACGATTACAACCATGGTTAATACCAGATGATGCGCAAGAGCAATTATTTGATGGTTTTGTTTATCGTGGAGTAATGTCTAAAAGAGAAGGATATAATTATTTTGCTATTGGTGAAAGAGGTGGAGCTCCATATCGGGAATCAAGAATAATGCATACGCCTCCTGCCTCTCCAATGGTTGGAGTTATTGATGGCGTTAATCAAACATTTATTCTTGCAACTGCAAGTCAAATTGTCAGAGGAAGTGTTTTAGTAGTTGGTTCTGATCCATCTCAAGTTTTAGTAGATAATGGATTAGGTGGATTTACAGGCCCTGGAACTGGAAGTATAAATTATATAACAGGTTTTGTAACTGTGACATTTAATGCACCACCTGTATTAGGTTCATCAGTAACTCTAGGTTATAGTTTAATGCCTGGCAATCCAGTTATGATGATTGCTAACTTTGTCACTGCTTCTAATATTAAAGAATTAATTGTTGCAGATACAAGATTTGTTAATAGATATAACCCAACACTTAATATTCTTGAAGATATTAGTCCCACTACTCCGTATTCAGGAACTAAATTCGATTTCTTCACATGGGTTAATTATGAAAGTGCAACTAGTGTTCCAAGATTATTATTTTCTAATAATGTCGATCCAATACAACAATATGATGGTACAGTCATAACTGATTATGTATATGACATGTTAACTGCTACCCCTATACCTGTAGCAGTTACTACTCTTACTTGTTCCTGGATGACGCAAATGAAAGATCGTTTGATTCTTCTTAGAACCAATGAAAATGGAGTGATTTATCCAAAAAGAATTCGAATTTCTGGAACAGGTGTAAATTGTGATGACTTTAGAACTTCTGCAACAGGTGCTGGTTTTATTGATATTCCAGATGGAACATGGATTCAAGGAGCATCATTTAATAGAGATGACTTATTAATATTTACTGAATCTTCAATATGGATATTAAAATATACAGGTAATGATACGACTCCATTTGTTTTAGATAAAATTGATGATACTAGAGGATCAGACGCTACATTTGGAGTAATTACATATCTCAATAGAACATCTGCCGCTTCCAGACGAGGTTTAATTATTTCTGATGGATATAGAATTGAAAGACAAGATGAAGCTTTACCTGATTTTTCTTTTAATGAAGTTGATGGTGTAAATTTTCCTCTCTGTTTTGCAGGTTCTGTTGATGCTGATAGAGATCATTATCTAATATATCCTCCTGCTGGATCAGATATCTCTAAGAGAATTTTAACTACTAATTATGATGAAGATAATTATTCGATTTATCGATTGCCTCTTTCTTGTATGGGAACCTATATTACTGCATTTACAATCACATGGAATGATTTGTTAATCTATCCAAATTGGGATTCTTTTGCAGCTGCTTATGGAAATTGGAATTCTTTTTCCTATAATTCAGGTGTTCCTTTCAGTTTAGGAGGAGGACATAATGGTGAGATTTGGCGATTATCTGTAACAGAGTCAGAAGATAATCCTGTTAGAATTTATAACATTACAGTAATTGATAATGTTACAATTGAAGTCACAACTGATTGGAATAATTATAGTATTAATTCTGATGATCCAACTATGGGTGCTGATTATATCTATCTGACTGCAATTGTTGGAATGGATCAAATAAATAATCAACAATTCCCAATAGTTTCTATAATTAATAATAATATATTCAGGTTAGACGTTTCAAGTGCTGTAGTTCCAGCCAGTAGTTTTACTACATATTCTAGTGGTGGAAGAGCACAAAGAGTTATTCCGTTTACTGCACTATTTAAGAAATTTAATCCTTTTATAGATCAAGATAGAAAAGTTAGATGTGGTTGGCTTTACATGTATGTTGACTCAACAGGAACATCTTTACAAAGAAATATTCTTATTCAAGATATATCTCAATCTAACCCAGGTATCGTAACAACTACTGTAAATCATAACCTTACTACTGAAGATCAAGTTAACTTCTTTGATGTAGGTGGTATGTCTATACTTAATGGAACATTTGCTTTTGTCACAGTTTTAACTGAAACAACCTTTTCTTTAGATGGTATTGATACTGGTTTATTTCCAGCTTATACATCTGGAGGTTTTATTGGTGTAGATGACCCAGCTAAGATGAGTATAGATATCATTACTAATGATGTTGATCATAAAACTCAGTTAAATAATTTATCTCCTGACCCTTATCAAGGAAATATGACTAATATGACTTTTGAAGATGGTAGTAAGAAATGGTATAAAGTTTTCATTAATCAAACAGGTAAATTTGTTCAATTTCGATTGAAAAATGTACAAGCTGGAGCAAAGATTAATATACAAGCAACAATGCCGGGATTTGCACCTGTTGGGAGATTAATCTAATGCCATCATTAATCAATAATTTTAACTGGGGTTCATCCCTTAAAAATAATAATCCTGAATTAACTAGACAACTTTCTGAAGCTTATACTGATACTGCTAATGTAGTTAATACAAAGATATCAAAATATTTTACTAATGGAGTTCAAAAACCTCATGTAGATCCTCCAGCAAGTAGTGATTTTAATATCAATTTTGAAATTGGAGATGTATTCGTAAGAACTGATACTAATAGTGCTTGGATGATGACTAGTAGAACTACTTCAACTGATGTGATATGGACATTAATAACTTAATTAATACTTATAAAATTCAATGTAAAGCGGATTTACATTAGGAGTAAATATGGCAGTAAATTTTAGTGCAGGACTTGGAAATGCAGCTTCAGGAGCTATTTCTGGTGCAAGCTTAGGATCAATAATTCCAGGAGTTGGAACAGCAGTTGGAGCTGGAGTTGGTGGTTTAATAGGGGGAATTGGGGGATTATTTGGCAGTAAGAAGAAAAAAAAGCCAAAAAAAATGAGTACTTTTGATCCTCAACAACAAAAAGTTTATGATCAACTTATAAGTGGTCTTAGAGGAAAAGGTTCTTCAGCTGATTTATATAATTTTGATGCTCAAGGTTATAATGATATGTTTGATCAAAACACTGCAAGACCAGCATATAGAAATTTCCAAGAGAATATTATTCCACAAATTACAGGGCAATTTAGACAAGGTAATCTAATGAATAGCTCATATACTGGAGAAGCTTTAGCAAGACAGGGTAGAGACGTTCAAGAGAACCTAGATGCACTTAGATCAGCTAATATTTTTCAAGGTCAACAGCAGGCAAATCAGAACCGATTAAGCGGTATGCAGAATGCTTTAGGTATGAATACTTTTGATTATAATCAACCTACAGCTCAAACACCTAATGTTATAGATCAAATTTTAGGCTCAGCTGGGCCAGCAGCAGGACAATGGTTTTCAGATTTCTTAAATAAAAGAAAGACTTCTTCTCCTACATCACCTGAATTCCCAACAGCATCTCTGTTTAACAGATAAGGAGTAAATATGCCAAGCCCAAGAGTTTTAAATCTTAATCCACCTCCTCGTACTGAATATACACCTTTAGAACAAACGCTTAGTAGTTTTTCTAATCGTAATAGAGAAAATGAGCTTAATCAAAGAGAAACTGATGCATTAAGAGATATTTATAGCCAGTATCAAAATGATGGCCAGAATATTGAAAATGCGATTATGGCAGTCCAATCTCGTCCTGATATCTCTCCTACATCAAGAGTTAATACTGTTAATCAACTTTTACAAGTTCAAAAATATAATCATCAACTTCAAAAAGATTCTGAAAAGAAATTATTATTAAATCAAAGAATTGCAGATACAGAAAATAGAGCACGTTTAGAAAAAGAAGAAAAAGAATCCGAAAGAACTCGTGCTCGTGAAGCTTTAGAATTAAGTAATGCTACTGAAGAACAAAAAGCTTTATATGAAGCTTCTCCAGTTGGTGGTCAAACTAAAATTGTTGAAGATATTCTTGATAGTAATAATAGAAGAAAAGCTCCTCCAGGATTAATTTCTAAAGAATTTGAAGATTATGATACAGGTTTAACACCTAAGGAAAGAGTAAAGCGTCAGGAATCAAGATTTACGGTGCAAACTCCTCTAGTAGTTAAAAATTCATTAGATATCAATTCACTTGAAAGTGAAAAACTATCTTTAGATTTATTAGAAGAATTAAATAATTCAGGAGCTGTGGGACAAGGTTTAAATAATTTAAATATAAATCCTTCAACAGGTTCTTTATTCATACCTAAAAAGGCTACTCCTGAGGAACAATTATTTGTAAAAACCGTTAATGATTTTACTGTTAAAGCAAAAGATTCTTTTGGAGCTAGAGTCACCAATTTTGAATTAGATAGGTTTATGCAAAGATTACCAACTTTAGCTAATTCTGAAGATGGAAGAAGATTAATTATGACACAAATGAAAATAGTTAATCAGATTAATGGTTTAGAAAAGAAGGCGCTTCAAAATGTTTTTGATCAATATGGTGTTAGAAATATTGATTATGTAGATGCTGAAAACATCGCCAGAAATCAAATAAAAGATCAAAAAGAAAGTCTAAGAAAAGAATATTTTAAACTCGAACAGTTAGCTAAGAAAGAAGATCAAGAACTTGTAAAAAATGTTAAAGAAAATCTTATTCCTGGTTATACAGCTATGAGAAAACCAGATGGAACAATAAAACAATTCCCCGATAAAAACGTACCTAATCTTGAAGAGAAAGGATATAAGAAACTATGAACTTGAACTCCCAACAAGCTTTAGAAGATGAAGAATTAGGTGAAGAAGAACTTGATGAAGATATAGATTATGACGCGTTATATGGCGGAATTGATGTTAACTATGAATCTCAAGAAAAATCTCCTGAAATTAAAAAAGGATATAGGGAAATTTTTGGAGATGTGGTTAAACAAGGTACTAAAGAAACTTTGATAGGAATCGGGGGTGCTTGGGGTGATCTAGCTGAATTAGCTGGTTTAAATGAAGAAAGTGATAAACGCTATCGTAAGGAATTTGAACAATTAGGAAGATTAGAACAAGGAGAACAACTCTCTCAAGATGAATTAGAAAATCTTGGAGAAGATCCAAATCTTTCAAGAGAATTTAGATTGCCTACATCTGAAAGCTTAAGAAATGTTAATGAATCTATTGGAGGTCCTGGAGAAGCTGAAACTACACAAGGTAAATATGCAGGAAGAATAGGGAAAATATATGGACAAGGATTAGCTTTTGGGCAAGTAAATCCTGTACCTGCAGCTGTTGCTGGTGGATTAGGTCAATTAGCTGAAGAAGAAGGGTATAATCCATTAATACAAGCCGCAGCAGAAATTGTTGGTTTATTATTAACTCCATCAGGAAGAGGAAAAGCTTTAACCTCTTCTAAAGAAAAAGTTAGAAATCTTATTAATGAATTAAGAAAAACTGGATATACCGATGAGCAAATCACATTAGCAATTAATTCTGCTAATAAAAATTCTAGAACAGCAAAGATTGCTTCGAAAGGTAAAAAAACTGAACAAGCATTTGAAGATTTTGCAGAACATTCTGATGATTTAGTTAATAATATTCTTACAAAAGAAATTCCTGGAATTGAAAAGAATATACAAGAAGTTCATGAATTAGCTTCTGATGCATATGGAAAAGTTGCACAAGATGCATCGAATATAATCATAAAAGATTCCTCGCCATTCACAAAATCAGTTAAATGGATTGAAGATCAGTTAAATAAAAATCTAGGAACTTCAGATGAAGCAAAAGGTTTTATTAAAAGAATAAAAGAAGCTGCTGATTCTTCAACTAAAAATCCTACAGCTGAAAATATGATGAATTTCTATAAAGAATTAAATAAAGCTGGAAAATGGATGGGACGAAATGAAAAAGATCGTCTTTTAACTCATATGAAAGAAGGGGTTAAAGATACTTTTCGCTCTCAAGGAAAAGAAGGTGTTAAATTAGCAGAAAATTTTGAAAAAGCTAATAAAGGTATTCGAAAAGCCTATCTTGCAGAAGATGTAAATGACATTATAAATAAATCAAAAATTGAAGGAAAAATTGACTATAAAAAGTTGAATAAATCTTTAAATAATGAAAAGAATACAAAACTTTTTGAAGAAGTTTTAGGTAAAACTGAATCTAAGAATTTAAAGACTATTTCAAATATAGGAAAACAAGTTAAAGATTTTGATAAATCTTGGAAATCTGCTAATTCATTTTCTAGTGGTACTAAACTCGATACTCTTCAAGGAGGAGCAGCTTTATATTTCATGTATCAAGGAGATTGGAAGAAATTAGCAGCAGTAACAGGAATGAAAGGCTCAAGTCAAATCGTAAAGAAAATAGCTGAAAAATCTTTAACTGATCCAAAATTTCAAAATTTAATTATCAAGGGATTACATGCTATTAAAACTGAATCTCCAAGATTAATGACAACAGCTAATGAAGGTATAAAAAAATATTTAGATGAAGAAGGATTAAGCATCCCAAATAGTGAAAATAAGAATAACTAGAGTTCCTAAAAATATTTTAAATATAAATTCCATAACCCATCTTTTGTTATTAGGTTTTTTTGATATTCTTTTTAAATTTTCTTGTAAAATACCAAGTAATAATCGTTACACTTAGGATTGTGTGAATGTCAAATTCTTTTAAAAATTCTAATAATTTATCCATAAGTATTTCTTGTTACCTTGTTTACGCATTCAATATATCACATTAGATAAATAATAGGAATACCATGAATTTTTTTAATGACTTGTAAATAGTTTTAGCGTTAAATGTAAAGTAATTATTTTAAATCTCTGGAGGGGTTATGGCGAAATTAAACTTAAGAACACCAAATTCATATGATGGGCAGCCTGGTACACAATATAAAATGGGAGCAGTTAGATTTGCTACTGATGTAGAAGCAGCTGCTGGTATTATGAATAATGTAGCCGTAACTCCTGCACAATTATCTGCTTCAGGTGCAGCTGATTTTGCTTCTCCTCCTGTCATTGGTGATGTTGTACCAAATATTGTAAATGCATCTGGTTTACAAGTTGTTGAAGGAGCTAATGCTAAACAAGGTATTGCAACATTAGTTGCAGGAACTGTTATTGTAGCAAACACATCTATCACAGCTACTTCACGAATTCAACTAACTGCTCAAACACTTGGAACTGTAACAGTGCCATCAGCATTAGCTGTATCTGCAAGAACTCCTGGAACTAACTTCACTATTCTAGCATCTGATGTTACAGATACATCAACAGTAGCTTATGAAATTTTTGAACCAGCATCTTAATCTAGGAGATACCAATGTCAGTTAAAAAAGTTAATTTTGATACGTTAAGAACGCTTGCATTTGGAGATATTTCTGGAACCTATGCAGCTGTTGGTACAGCATTAGGTAATAATCCTAGAATTATTTGTATAACTAATGCAACTGATGCTGCAATGATCTTTAGTGATGATGTTACTAATGCAGTGGGAAAATTATATCTTCCTGCTAATTCATTTAAATTGTTTGATTTTACTGCAAATATTAATCCTGGAAATGATGATAATTTTGTAATGGCTAACATGACAATTATGTATGTTAAGCAATTAACTGCTCCTACCACAGGGGCTGTATATATTGAATATGTTTATGGAACCTAAATAAAAAATATTATCATTTGGAGGGAGCATGAGTCAGGCTGGAGCAATTAATGTAACAGGAGGAGGCGGTGGTGGTGATATTACATTTATTACTGACACAGGAACTACTACAGGAACTGAATTTGGTTTACAAGGGCAGCAATATAAAGATGTCCCTGTTATGGAAGTTACTAATCAATTAACAGATATGTTTGTTGCCAATAACTCATGGCAAACTCCTTATGTAGTAGATATCTCTACAGTTGATGGTGAAAAAGGTACATTCGCAACAATTCAAGATGCTATTGATTCGGCTTTTGCAAATTCTGATGCAAGTGGTGGGAAGTTTGCAACAATCATTTTAAGAAATGCTGCAATAGGTACATATCAAGAAAGTTTAATTTTTCCTGATGGAAATTTTCATATAAAAAGTTTAATTCCAGCAAATATAAAAAACACTCTTATAAATTTTCTTTCTGGAACTCATACTGTACCTGAATCATCTGTTGTTATTTTTGAAAACTTAGGATTAATACCAGAATTAACAGGTACTTTTTTAAACTCTGGTAAAGTAATTATATATAATTGTTTCTGGCAAAGTGCTAATGACAATGTTACTCCTTCAGCAATATTTTATGCTTATGATTCTAACATCATAGCTTTAGAATTAACTTCAGGAACTTTCGAAGCGTATGGATGTAATATAAGTTCATCAGGAAGTTTAAGTAATGTTTCGTTTGTAATGAAAGATTGTGATCTTCTTGTTGGAGCTGATTTTGAATTGAATGGAGTTGCAACAGGATTTTTTATAAATTGTAATAATTTAGCGCTTACTGGTGATACAACAGGAAATATTTCCTTAGATTCTGTAACAATTTATCATACTGTAGATTTGGTTAATGCAAATATTCTTTATAATAATATTGGATTTTCTCCTACAGGTTCAGGAACAGAAATATTTTCAACTATTTTCACAAGTCTTTTTAAAAGACCTACTGAAAGTGGTAATGTTTGGAAAAGAAGGGTATCTGATGTAGAAGTAGATTATATCGTAACTATTGATCAATATATAGGAGTAATAACCGCTAATAATAGTAGTTTAACTTTTGTAGATTCAGGATTTGTAAAAGAACAAGTTTGGTATGTATTTGATGAATCTGGTACTGCTTCTACTAATCCAAGAACTATAATAGCTGATTCTCCAAGAACTATTAATGGACAACCAAATTTAATTATTGATCAAGATTTTGGATGGGCAATCATTACATTTGATGGTGATAATTACTTTGCTTTTACACCAAATCCTAGTGCTGCTCCTGCAAATGGTTATGTAACTTCATGGGAAGTAGCAACTACTGCTACACCTGTTAGTATGCAAATTAATACAGGTTATATAAATGAATCTGGTGGTAATGTTACTTATACACTTCCATTAACTTCTCCTACAGGTGCGATTATTAGAATTACTCAATCATCAGCAACTGGTGATTGGACTATTGCACAAAATGCAGGACAAAGTATCCATTATTTAGGATCTCCAACAACATCAGGTACTGGTGGTTCAATAAGTTCTTCATTAGAAGGTACTTCATTAGAACTTGTCTGTACAATTGCTGATACTAAATGGGTAGCTATATCTGATGTAAGTTCTAATTCATTTGTAATCGTTTAAAGGAAATATCATGGCAAGCTCATCATTAACCGGTTATAGTCCTAATAATCCTCGTAGATATCTAGGACCTAATGTAGCAATTACAACCATTGTTACAAGAAATAGAGAACCTACAGGAGCTGATATTAAACAGCCTAATACAGGTAAATATTACCCTTTTGGGACATTATGGTTAATTGGTGAGAATCCAACTACTGGATCAGTTGGAGATTTATGGTACTTATCTCAAATACAAGCAAATGTAGCGTATTGGATTCAATTTGATTCAGGTGATACAGAACTAGAAACTCTTACAGGAGATTCTGGTGGTGCAATTCCAAGTGATGCAAATCATAATATCGATATTAAATCTGATGCAAATTTTACTGCTTTAGATGGCACAGGTATCATTACTGGAGCTGGAAATCAACTAACATTAGATTTAACTCGCGCATTAGCATCTCCCCAACCAATTGGTACTACAGTGCCGAGTAGTGGCAGTTTTACAGGACTTGGATTAGGTGTTATTCCTCCAGTTTCTGGTATAGAATTAGCAAATACTAATGGAATTACATACGATACTCCAGCAGCAGGCGCTGGTACAACTCCTACATCTAATACACAATTGATTTATGAAGAAGGAGAATTCACTCCAGTAATGTTTGGAGAAACCACTCCTGGAACTACTATCTATACTGATCAAGTAGGTAGATATGTAAGAATTGGTAACTGGGTATGGATACAATATTTCGTTGGAATATCATCAGCAACTGGTACAGGGAATGCTAATTTCTTAATGCCTTTTGTGTGTGAAAATACAACAATTATTCCTCAATCATTAGGTTCTAAGCAAGCAGTCGCTACTAATGAATTAAATTTAATGCAATCGATTATTAATCCAAATACTTTGATTGCTCATTTAAGAGCTGAAGGCGCAACAACTGTATATCAAGTTGAGAATGTAGCAACATTTTATAATGGAAGTTTATTTTATAGAACTGTGTAATAAAAAAAACTGATGTTTTGCATCAGTTTTTATAAGAGATAAAGAAAATCAATTAGACTTTTTACCTTTTACAGCCATCTTTTCCATTTTCTCTTTACCATATTTTGCCATACCAGCTTTTGCAGCTACCGCTGCTGGATTAGCAGCTCCTGACTTTGCAGCAGCTCTTTCTACAGCTTTAAATCTAGCGCCTGATCCTAATTTAGCTTTTGCCATGAATAACCCCTCTTTGTTTTTTAAAATCTTCCATCACTTCTTTAAGAACTTCTTTTTTTTCTACAGCTGTTAGGCTGTTTTTTTGGAATATCTTGTTTAACCAAGATACTTTTTTTGCTTTTTCTAACTGTTTCGGGTCGTTTTCCATTATCTCCTATAAGTGTAATTTCTTCTTCAGTAAGTAAATTTATTACAAAATCTTCTATCTCTTCTTGCTCTTTCCTGCTTTGCTGTAGGCTATCGCAGCTGCTTGATTCACTGGTTTCCCTGCGCGAATTTCCGTTGCTATATTTTGAGATATCACTTTTTTCGATTTTCCTGTTTTTAGGGGCATAATTCCTTTCCTCATATTTATTCATGTATTTTTGACACTTCTTTGAATGCATAAATTTCCTTAATGTAAATCCGCTTTACATTTGTTTTCTTTTCCAAGATAAAATATTGTCACTTCTTTTAATATTGCATCCATCCCAGTTTTGTCCAGTAGACCAACCATGACAAATATCTTTACCTTCGATTTTAAGAAACACTAAATCATAATCTTCAGGTAAATATTTACTTGCATCAGCCCATCCTTCTTTATCATAGATAACATCTCTATAAAAAAATGATGGTGCATTATTTTTTAATCTTGTTAATCCAACTTTTTTAATCATAAATATGGAATAGATGTTAAAGATGATGGAATAGTAACATTAGTAGATGGAGTATTTGTTTGTGTTTCATCAACTATATCAGTAGCCATACCTTCCGTATGAACCATTGTTATGGAATAAGTACAGCTAGTTAAAATGAATATTATAAAGAAGATAATCAGTTTCATTTTTCCTCCAATTTTTTACTTTTATTTTTCCAAATATTAAATTTTTCAAAGAGTTTTTTCTCATCAGATAATAGTTCTTTAATAGTTTGAATAACTGACCAATCAAAGTGTTTTTTAACAATTTTAAGATATTCCATTGCTAAATGTTTATCTTCTTTATCAAACAATTTAAAAAATCTTTGAATATATTCATTTTCATTTTCTTTATTTGAATCAATTAATTCAGACTTTTTACTTTTGTTTTGTTGATCGTATTTACCTCTTCCAACTGCAGTTTCTCCATCATCATCTTCTGATACTAATCCGAGTAATGTAGATATAGAGTATCTACGCATATAGGTTACTGAAGCACCAAGTCCTTGACTATCGGATTTAGGATTTAAAATAGGGAAATAAGATTTAAGCCATTGTCCACTTTCAGGATGAATTAATGTTGACACCATCATTGGCTCCGTGAAGCTACCATTACCTGCTTGAACTAGTATTAACCCGTTATTAAGTAGATGTTCTTCTGATGCGTCTATATATGCGTTTAATGATGCATAGTTTGATTTATGGAAAGGGTTTTTAGAATCTTTTTTTACCGTTCCAATTTCTTGTTTAGCCTTCATTAATTTTTCTAATACAATATCAATTTTAACACTTGTTTCAGGAAACAAATTCATATTCATTTTTACTTCCTTGTTTGGCTTTTTTTTGCTTCTTCATTCCAATCTTCAAGAGTCATAGCATCACCATAATCATTTTTTCCATTTCTTCTTGATACTGGAGTTTCTCTTTCTTTTTTCTCAAGATCTATTGGTTTAGGATTTTTTCTCCATTTATCCAATCTTTCCTGCATTTTTTCTGTGAGATTGTTCATTTTTTGTTCCTTATGGTAGAAGTGGATATATGTTGTGTAAATAGCAAAAAAAAAATAATCATTAACGTCATATTCATAAATCTTTGGTTCTTTACCTTGTTTATTTAGATGTAAGAAAAATATCTTCTTGATGTCATAGCCAGATTTTTTAGCTAGATAAGCATATGCACATCCTTGAGCCGACCATGTTTTTGAGGGTTTAGAAGAAGTTTTAATATCTACAATAGCAAGTCCTTCCTCTGTTCTTATGATAAAGTCTACTTGGCCAGTAAAACAAAGTTGATCGTCCCAGAATCTTTTTTCAATTTCTATTATTTTGATATCAGTCTCAAACCACTTTTTAAAGGATTCAACATATCCCCATGTTTCATCATCAGTTCCTATTTCACCAATCCCAGAAGCAATTCCTTCACATATCTTATGAACTTTAGTGCCTCTTCTAGCTGCATTTTCTAAAACATCAGGATTTATATGTTGAAGACCAGAGAACGGATACAGAACCTTGGTAACTCTTAAGTAGTTTTCTCTAGACTTTTCTTTCTTGAACATGTAAAGTTTCTTCGTTCTATGATAAGGAAGAAATGTAGAGAAAACATAAAGTAGCTATGAGCAGGAAAAGCCCTACTCTTATTGAGCATTTTATGAATAACGGATCAATGCCATTCAAAATCTCTTTCCAAACTTCTTTCATATGATAAAACCTAAATTAAAATTTTAATTATATTATAACGTAACAGAATTAGCTCTCTGTAACAAGTTTTTTTTAAAAAAAAACTTTGAATATATGTAGATTTTTTATGAAAAAAATGTTAAATAAATATTTGATAAAAAATATTTGTTATTCTCAAGAAGAAAAATATTTATTTTTAAGAAAAATCTGGATTTATTTTAAAGAAAGAATTACTTTGATCAGAAAAAAAATACCCCTCATTAGAGGGGTATAGCATCTGGGCTCTATATAGAAGAGCAGATAGAACAAAAAAGTATAAACAATTCTAATGATAACTAATTTCCCGTTACTATCAAAAGAAACAATCTTGAAAGAGATTTATACGAAAAATTCTATCTCACTTCTATCCATTTTGTCCAGAGTAAATTTAATTTATGAGGATTATGGATCTATTCACCATCGTTACACAAGAGATTCTAGAACGTATCTCAAGACACTGCCCCGAGTCACTTTCTGCTTATCTTCAATGCATAAATAGGGCCGATTCTAGCGGAAATATTTTTTTCTCAAGACACATGATTGAAGTCGATCTTTCGGAAAATTGGGCACCTTTTAAGAATAAAATAAAGAAACTTGCTAGAGAAAATCTCCTAGAATGGCAAATAATTAATAATGGAATCTCAATAACTTTGGCGGATATTCATGCAAATGAGTAAATATTTCATTTGTTGCGAACAATGTTTCGAAACAATTTGTAGAAAAAATACAAGAGCTGGAAAAGTTTGGATGGATATTTGTGCGATGCACATGTCAATTGGTGAAATATTTCTAATTGAAAATACAGAATCTCAAGAATTAAAATATTTAGAAAATTTAGGTTTTCTTATTTCAACTGATACAAATAATGGAATTTTATTACGCATCAAAGGACATATCTTTACCGATGATGGGCAAGATTTCTTTTGTTTAAAGGGTGGAAATCATGTCTAATTTTAAAATATGCACTAAGTGTCATGAAGCCAAAAAAGCATTAGAAGAATTCTATCAATGTTTAGGAAAGTATAGAAGTGAATGCAAATCATGTACGATTAAAAGAAATGTGAAATATCAAAGAGAAAATAAAACCTCCAAGAGATATGATTATGCCTCTCGAAGGCTTTACATGAGAAAATATTATTATAATAACAAACTCAAATTCGCCCAGTATCGTGCCGAATTTAAGAAGCGTTATCCAAACTATTATAAACAATATTTCAAGAAAAACAAGAAAAATAAAAATGAGGAGCAGAAGCCCCTCATTAAAACAAGTTTAACAACATGTATTCAACATAACAACAATCAAACTAACCTTAAAAAGTAAAACTTAAAAATGTAATTATAAATTCACATAAGGATAACACAATTATAAATTCACATAAGGATAACACAATTATGTCAGGAAAAGAAATTTCAGTCAACGAAGATATTTTCGATACAGTTTCAATTGATATTGAAGATGAATCTTTAAAATATACAATTGTTCCTAATTCTCTAATAAGAGATATGGAAATTTCTCCAAATTGTAGATGGTTAATAATTCATCTACTTAGTCTTAAATCAATTCGCATAATTAAATTATGTGAATTATATGAATATACCAAGAAATTTATAGGAAAAGATCATGTAAGAAAAGCTCTAAAAGAAGCTATTCAATCTGGTTATATCGAAAAAACTATTGATGGAGCTTATTATGTCAGATGATATATCAGTCAAGATGAGTTGTGACTTTAAGGGAGTATGGATTCCAAGAGAATTATGGGAAAGCCGAATTCCACTTAAGAATTTAGAAGAAATTGTTAATTCTTATTATTTTGAATATTCACTTTCAAACAAATCTTGGAGTTTTCTTAAAGATAGAGAATGGTGTGAGAGAAACCCATCTTTAATTCCTTTTTATAGATTCTCTAAAAAATTTGAATCTATGATGAAAGGAGGTCACCGTGAGTAATCCTTCTCCCCGTTTTACTGGTTTATTTATTCCTGTGGAAGTACTTAATCATCCTGAATTAACACTTTTAGAGCAAATGCTTTTATCTTGGGTAGATGCTCTTTATTCAGAAGCTAAAGGAGGATGTTATGCAAGTAATGAATATTTTGCCACTAAGTTAAAGGTAAAAGAAAATACTATTGCTAAAGCATTAACTTCTCTTCGTCAAAAAAAACTTATTGAAGATGTTTCGTTTGATGGAAGACATAGAATTATTCGAGCAAAAATTGGATCTTATGTAGAAAAATGTCAATCCAACTCTGCATTGGATTTAAATCCAATAGGGGTTGGATTTAAATCCAATGCAGAGTTGGATGAAAATCCAAAGCCCACATATATAAGAGATCAAAGTATAGATCAAAGTATAGATACTCCTCCTATACCTCCTCAAAAAAATCCCGTTATCCCCAAAGAAGAAGCTATCGCTTCTGAGGAGATTTTAAATTCTTCTTCAGTTGAAAAGAAAAAACGCATAAAAACTCCTTCTGAATTTTCCTCCAAAGTCAAAGATCTCGCCGAAAAAATAGTAAACTCCTTAGTGCGAAAAAAACCAAATTACATTCCACCTCGTAATTTCTCAGATTTTCTAACGCATGTTGACTATCTGCTTCGATTAGACAATCGAGATCCTCAACTAGTAATAGACGTCTTTAACTGGGCATTAGCAGATTCTTTTTGGGCTGATAAAATGTACAAACCTAATCCAGCTGAATATCTTCGAAAACAATTCGATCAACTTGAAATGAAAATGAATGCAAAACCTCCCAAAAATACTAATGAAATTGATCGAAGAATGAGACATAAAGATGGAAGTTTACTCGATGGTTCTAAGGAGTTTGAGTTTTAATGAAAACAAAAAAGCTATTAAGTCACGAAGTTATTGAAGATTTAAAAGATTTTGTACTCAATCCTAAAGGTATTATTTTGCTTGTTGGTGAAAATGGGAGAGGAAAAAGCTATGCAGCTATGAAAATCTATGAACAGCTTACTCCCTTCAAACTTCCTTCTTACGATAAAGATTTAGCATGGTTTATTACGCAAGCTGATTTAAATATGCTTTTTACTGAACACAATCAAGAATATGGCCATTCTACTATGCTTCTTCATCAAAGTTATAAATCTAAACTACTTATACTTGATGATTTAGGTACAAGACCTCCATCACCTGCATTCTTAGATTTCCTTTATGCTGTTATTAATAAGCGATGGAATAATAGAGATTTTCTAGCAACAATCATCACTTCTAACCTTGATTCCACAAAAATAAAAAGAGATTTTGGAAATGCTATATTTAGCAGAATTGCTTCTGGAAGAAACTATATTGTTGTTGGACCTGATCATAGATTCACAGAATTGGGCTTCTAATGCATTATTTTTACTTTTATGAGTCTAAACTCGTTTTTAACCTAAAAACTCAATGGCGTCCCTTTAAAATGATAAATAACATAAACAAGGAATTATATGTCTAACTTTAGTTTCGTAAGTTATGAAGAATTTGTAGAAGACCTTTACACAAAAGAAATTGTATACTTATTATTTGAAAATAAATATCGAGTGGCTTATGTGAGGAAAATAGCTAAAAATGGTGGAATGTTTTGGGATGTAGCTTCTATTGGAGTTACAAAAGATGGAACTAAGAAATATTTTGAAGCTTTTTTGCAGGATAGCTCGTTCTTAGACAAAGACATTAAGCGTTTTTTAGAAGATAGATCATGGGAAGAAAAGAAAATTATAAATGAAGAAGAAATGCCATTTTAAGGAGCCTTTATGCTTCATGAACATGCAATTACATACAAAGATCGGCTATCAGTAGTCGATCTAGAATATTTGGCTATTAAAGCAAATAAACTTGGTCAATCTGGTAGAGGGATTATAAGTGTTAATGAAGAAAAAGATTTAAATGGAACTCATATTTATTTTGATGTAATAGGACGATATGATGGAGAAAGAGGATGTATGGAAAAAATTCAACAACGCAGTAAATTATTTACATAGAAATATTCCTCCTGATGATATTTATTTATTTGCACAACAAACTTTTGTAAGTGCTCTTTATTTATTACTTAAATTAAAAGAATCAATAAATATTGAAGAAGAATGTGAATCAAATGAAACTTTGCAGAAAATAGTAACTAATATTATGTATTTTCATACTCATCAACAAAACGACATTAAAATAGAAATAAATTTAAACCATAATGAAGATGAATGAAAATAATATTAGATGGTGAACCAGTTTCTCAAATTAGAATGAAATATTCTGGACGTAATGGAATTGGGAGAATTTATGATCCTCGAGAAAAGATAAAAAAGGAAATCAAAAAGAAAATTGAAAATCAATTTAAACTACATCCAAAGTTTATCCATCCTCGAGTTTCATTTGTTTTTCATATGCCTATTCCTAAATCTCTACCAAAAAAGACTTTTTCTCTTTATAAATCTGGTTTATTTAAACATGAGAAAAAGCCTGATGTAGATAATTTTATTAAACTTTATCTAGATTGCATGGATACTATTTGTTTTGATGGAGATCAAAAAGTTACATTGGGACCTAGTATTAAACTTTATCATTTGAATCCAAAGACTATTATTATAATTAATGAGATGCAAGAGCTTCTTTCTCCTCTTGAAGTTGATCCTCTGACTTGGGAAGCTCTCTTCGGGAAAGAATGCGGTAAATGCTCATTTTCTGAAATGGTTTCCCTTCCCGATTCTTACACCCCAAACGATTTAATTCATCTGCGATCTTCTGATAACTTATGCCCGTATCAGAAAGTTGATACATCTTTGATAAAATCTGTTGTTCCTCATATAAAGGTATCAGAATCCCTCTCTTTAAAACAACCTCATCACCAACTCTAATAGGTACCATCTTAGTTTCATGTAACGCTTGGCCATAGGGAAGAAATCTAGAATATCTTTCCCCTTTTTCTTTTTTATATTGAAGTTTTTCTTTAACTCTAGATCTTAAAGTTTTTATTTCTTCTTCTGCCATACCAGCATAAATACCAAGCATGATCTTATTCTTTATTCCTGGCTGATCAACTAATAGAATTTCTGAACCATTTTTATCTAAAATATCTATTAATTGAAGTGTTTCATATATATTACGAGATATACGATCTAATCTAATAGAAATAATAATATCACCTTTTCTTAAACTATCGAATAATTGTTTTCCGCCTTCTCTATCAAATAATTTCTTTTTAGAAGTCACTTTATCTCTAAATATTTCATATTGAAATTCTCCTTGTTGTTTAGTTTTAATAAAATTCAAACAGTGAGATAATTGAGTTTCTTCATCTTGTTTATTTGTTGATACTCTTAAGTAAATTAGGTATTTCATGAATTCTCTTTAACCTTTTTCTTTCTAGGCAGTTTTATATTTGGCATCATAGCTTTTAAACTTTGTATGATTTGATCCTGATTCAATTCAGTTCTATCAAGAACATTCTCTATTTGTGTTTTATATAGGGCTATAAGTCGTTGAATCTCCCAACATATAGTTTTACCTGTCTCAGCTTCATCTTCATCTAATAAACCTTTATTGAAGGCTGCAATATGAAAGCTTTCTAATGTCTTTAATGAGATTAACGAACTAAGTAGTGCAGCCCCATATTCCTCTAAATTACTCAATTCTTCTGCATTTACAAACTTAATATCTTTCATTTTATAACCTATAATGCTGTTGTGAATCTAAAACATATTTGTGATAAGTCGATTGAACCTTTGTCATAAATTACATGCTTCCCACGAAAAACCACTAGAATATCTATATATTTTCTTTTTGGTTTGACCGGAATTATGCTTATTACAACATCCATATCTGTATCGTTTGTAAATACGGTAACATCTCCACTTTGTGTAATATTGAAATCTAATAATTCTTTATTCATTATTATCTTTTGATTTATGTTTTAGATTCTCTAATTTCTCTTGAGAAAGATATCCAGGTTTACTTATTCCATTTTCCCATCTATTAACACTTAAGTATGTAACCCCTAATAACTTACCAAAACCCTTTTGAGATAAGTTTAAAGACTTTCTTAACTTTCTAATTTCTATTTCATTCATGTAATGCCTATTTATTTAATATTCTTAACAATTCATCTGCTTTTCTAGGTCTATATTCATAATCTATCTCCACTCTTTCTCCGTGTTGATTAAATAAACATTTGATAGCGCTTAGATACCATCTTTCAACAGTGGCTTTCTGATTTCTAGAAACCTTAACAATGCATTCAATTTCATCATTATCTTCTGGATTAAGTGCATAGATATAGCATTCCCAGGAAGAGAGAGGGTCGTAAACCCTCACCTCTGCAAAACAATCCATTGAATCAGATTTATCACCCCAATTAGAGGTTAACCTTTCAATTTGATTATTATTTAACATTTCTCGATTCTTCAATTTTACAAATTCTGTTTTTAAATTCTTGGTCTTGCAAAGCAAGTTTTATATGAAAGTCTTTAACTTCCTCATGAATAGCTTTAACAATTTGTGTTGTTTCTTTTCTGTTTTCTTCAAGCTTTCTATCAAGATGTAAGAAATCTGTTCGAGCTTGTCTTGTACTCCAGAGGATCATACCAATATTTCCCCCTAGAATTGTTAAAACTTGTGGCCAATCCATCTCTTATTCTCCATGTTCTATTAATAGATTATTCAATTGATTTAAATATTGCTCATGAGTACGACTTAGTACAGGATCATATCTGTATTTCATTGCATTATCCCATGCATTATCTCTTAGTGTTTGCAATATCTGAATTGATATGATATTCTTAAGATTAGTATTGTTTTTCTCAGCAGTACTTCTTGTGGGGATGTTGGTCGCATCCCTCTTTTCTATATTGTGCATATTCACTCTTTCCTCTTTTTAAGTTTACTCTCTATCACGGTTGGTAAAGCTTTCCCATCTAGCTCATATACTATTTTGTATAGTTTCATCTATTAACTTGTATCTTTTGTAGTATGTAAACACTATATATTATGATGTATATAATATGTATCTTTTTCTCTTGTTTCACTAAATTAAAATAAAGTATTGACATAAATATATAGGTAAATGTTATGGTGATTAGTATAATCAGTCTTGAACACAGCCAGGCCACGGCTATAGTGGCATATATAATATCTAAATAATCTATGTGTGTATATTATGGCATATCCATCTCTTAAGAAAGGTAATAAACTAGGCGAAAAGGCTAAGCATCCTCGTCCTGGTATTCCATTGAAGAAGGAGCAAGTTGAACCTCTTATACCTCGTTTGAATGGTAACCTAAGCAGGATTGCTGATAGTTTAGGTACTACAAGAGGATGTGTTAGAAGGTTGATTGATAAGCATGATGACCTAAAGCAAGCTCTAGAAGACTCAAGGGAGAGGGTGCTTGATGAGTTAGAAGATGCAACTTGGCAAGATGCAATAGAGAATAGAGATCCTGCTATGCGCTGCTTCTTACTTAAGACACGTGGACGTCATAGAGGATATGACCAAGATGATAATAAGAACATGGCTAAAGATATAGCTACCGCAGCATTTGACTTCATAGTCAACAAGTCTAAGAACCCAGCTGAATCATAACATAGACCATTATGCGTACATGCGCAATATGGTTTCATAGTACACTAATCATAATACACACTCACACATGTATGTAGATCATTAGTAGCAAGAGCATATAACTCTACATAGTGTAATACAACCAGCTGGATGGTTACGTAACTCTTGGTTACTATAGTCTTAGGGTCCCATCTAAACAATTCCAAACGAAAAAGAAGAAGAGGGGTAGTGACCTTAAGTAGTACCGGTACTATGTTCTTATTTATCCCTGCTCCGTTTCACATTTAACTTACTTTTCTAAAAAATTTACATATTATATTGTGGTGATTATGTATATGGGATAACACATAGAATTTTATAACTTACTATGAAATATATAACTTAAACCCCCAACTATGCTAACTCATCTTTTATAAAAAAATTTACTAGTAATAAAAATGAATAAAATTCTTGAAGATTATCTTTGGTCAGAAATATCAAATCCTTCAGAAGAAGAAATTTGGAAAAGTGAATATAAAAGATCCCCAAGAGAAGTTATAAAAGAAATGATTGATAGAGGATGGATTAATTCTCCTAAACAAGGTTACTCAACTTTAAAGAAATGGTTGAAGAAA